GACATCTGGGTATCAGAGAAGGCGCGTACTCTTGGAATCAGAACGCGCATGGTTTATGGCTTCGATTTTTGCCATCACTGGTGTCAGATCGGCCGCATCGACGGCAACAAGTCCGTGATGGACGAGGCCGGCTGGGCGCTCAATCGACTCAGAGAGGAGATGGTCTAGTGCCACGCACATACGACGACAAACGTTGGATCAAGAATCCAGACGGCTCTTTCACCCGCATCTCGCAAGTGGCGAAGGAGGAGGAGCGCTCCGAGAACTACTACAAGGACATCGACACCACGGGGGCTGCGGCGGAGTTGGCGCTGGAGCTCGGCGTCGACCTTTCGGAAGTGCAGGGTTCCGGCAAGGGTGGCAGGATCACGAAGGCTGACGTAGAGGCGGCGGCAAGTGACGGTTCCTAAGCCCCCACCCTGGGACGCCAAGAACGCCAACAACGCCTGGGCCGCGCTTCGCAAGCCCGACGGCTCTCCGTACAGCGTCTTTCAGAATCAGTCCTACGTCAACTTCATCAACTGGGTGCGTGGGCAGCGGGACCACCTCGAGGCGCTGCGGGTCGGGGTCTTCGGCCCTAACGGGATCAAGGCGGACGTGGACGATCACACGGAGAGACTCAACCAGCAGAACGCACGGATCACGGCGCTGGAGAACGCCCCCGCCGTCCCTTTCCCGGGCTCTGGGTAAACGAGGAACTGAGTAACGCCACCTTCACCCCCGTTCAACTCGCACAGAAGGCCAAGGCGAAGGGCTACCGCTGGATCACGATGGAGTGGAACCAGTGGGGCAACTCTCAGCGCGGCGCAGCGATGAAGGCTGCCTGCGACGCCGCTGGCCTCGTCTTCACGATCTGGTTCACCCGCTCCGGGCAGGCAGGGAACGACATGGACTTCACGCCGGCCGAGGCGCGCAAGGCGATCGTGGAGTCGAACGCCGCCGGGTTCCTAGGAGAAGCAGAGATTCCCCCCGAACTGACTGGCGGCATCCCGAACCCGCAGGAGCAGAACTGGCCCGACCTCATTCACGAACTGGAAGACCTGAACATCTTCAAGGGCGTGGTGACCAACTTCGCGCCTTTCGTCCACAACGACGGGCGGCCCTTCCCCGAGAAGGCGGCCCCTCTTGTCGCTGCCGGGTGGGCGTGTGTGACCGAATGCTTCATCTCCGAGTCCCCGAATGCGACTCCTGCGCGAACAGACTTCTTCGCCAAGAACTCTCTCGGCTGGGCGGAGACGCAGCCGATGGTGGAGTACGACCGCCTGGCGGATTACGGTGACCTCTCCATGTACCGCAACGTCAGCCACTGGTCTGCCGGGGACGCACTGAGATGAGACTCGGCCCGATAACGATCATGCGCACCCGAACGCACGAGAACTACCGCAGAGTGGTGACGTTCTCGTGGGTCGTGCACGAGACAATCTGGGCCTTCGGAGAGAACAACTTCTTTCCGCCCGGTCTCAAGACGCTCCCCGCCGAGGATGCGCTCCTTTCCGAGGCTCTCTCGTATACGCCCATAGAGGACGCGCCGAAGTGAAACTCAGGCGCGAGTGGGAGATTCAGCCTCGAGATATCCACCTGAATCCGCTCTCCCCGGACATCTCCTTCATCGTGCAGGACGGCTGGCAGCCGTTTGGTGTCACGGGGGTCCCCAACAGCGCCGACCAGAACCAGATTCGTCTCTGGCTTCGTCGCCGCCCGCCTCTCTTCTGGCACCGCAAGCCATACGAGATCAGGATCCAGAACGCAGGCTGGGGCGGTCATCAGGTGTTGCTTCACCTTACTGCGGGATGGGAGCCGTTCGGGGTGTCAGACTCAGCTGGCAACCATCTGATCTGGTTCAGGAGACAAGCGTGAGACTTAAAAGGCCGATGTACTACAACGAGACGATCGGCAAGGACGTGCAGATCGCGAAGTACGCTGTCCATCGCTATGAGACGAACCTGCTCCCCAAGCCCGAGACGGGGTTCACGAAGAACTTCGGCCCCGCGCTCAAAGAGGCGCTTCAGAAGGTGATCCAGCCCCGCGAGGGAATCCCGGCATCGGGGAACATCGGGCAGGCGACCTGGGATGTGCTCTGGGAGTACCTCGACGCCTACCGCAAGGCGCAGTACGTGGCGTGGTCGGTGCCGGTCGTCCCGAAGCCGAATCCGGTTCCAGACTTAGGTCCGCTCTACATGGGCGGCGCGTCGGTGCTCAATCACTCGCTCACTCACAACACAGACGGCATTGCGCTCTACCCCGCTTACGACGATGGCTGGGTGTACGGGCGCACGGTGCTGGCTGTGGAGGACCTGATTATCACGCAAGCCTCGAGCGCCAATCCCGGAGATGCCTTCTACGCAACAGGCAAGAGCAAACTCAAGTACTGGTACGGGCACCTGATCGTTGCCCCTCCCGTCGGGAGTGAGTTTCGCAAGGGCGCAAAGGTGGGGGAGATTGCGAACCAGCGAGCTCCGCACGTTCACCTCGGGATCGACGCGCGCCCGCTCATTGGTCAGCCTCTTCTCTACGGGGCTAACGGCCACGGTCCTGACTACACCTATGGCAGCCCCACCGTCGGTACTCAGCTGAAGGAGGGACTCTCGCTAGCTTAGTTCGCTCACATCCGGGTAATACGATGGATGTAAGCAAACGAAGGAGTAGATCATGGCTGTAACGCTCAACACAGAACGCAAGGGTGTCTCGATCGTCTGGGACGAGGTCGGCGACGAGCAGGCTCTCAACGAGGTCACCGTGTTCGCTACCGGCGAAGATGGCGATGTCCATAACAAGCTCGCTCAGCCCAACACGGGCGAGGCTGGCCTGTTCTACCCGGCGGACTTCTCGGGCTCATCCCACATCGAGATCCGTGACGCCGACGGCAACGTCATCGACAAGGGCGACATCACCGTCTAGATGACTGATCCTGGTTGGAAGCGCGTCCTTCCCAAATCCGTTGAGGAACTGGAGCAGATGGCAGGGATTCGACGGACGGAGGGGCGCGTTCCGACCAGGGATGACATCGAGCGGCTGGAGCGCAGGATGCTGCCATTCTGGGGCCGCAAGCGAAGGAAGTTCTTCGGGCCATGAGCGTTCTGCAGTTCCCATCTCGCGAGAAGCAGATTCACGTCAGGGTTCGCTATGCCCACTGGCGTGGAGATAGTCAGGTAGAACCGGAGGACTCGGCCATCATCGTGGTGATCGAATATGAGTTCAACGGGTTCCCTGTCTCAGACTCGGCCGTTGTTTTGGAGTTTGACACGTTTGCGTCAGCCACCCTCGCGGTCCCGGAAGATCATCCAGAGATCCCAGACGACATCAATGAGAGTAATCGCCTCTTCCACGAGCGGTGCATAAAGGCATTCCGAGACACGCTTACCGCTAGTGACTGGCTAGATGGGACGACAGATGATGTTCTGGTTGTTCCTGTTTCTCGACTTGAGATGATCGAACGGCCTGCCTCTGAATGGGGAAGAGCGAAGGGGTGAACGTACCGAGTTGGTACGAAGTGGCCCTTCTCGCACTCGCCGCCTGGAGGATCTTTCAACTCGTCTCGGAAGACGACATCCTCGACAGACCCCGCACCTGGGTGCTGCTCAAGCTCCCCGGCAAGTGGGATGAATTCGTGGAATGCCCCTACTGCGCAGGGTTCTGGATCACCGCCGCGTGGTGGGGTGCGTGGCAGATCTGGCCGTACGGTACGCTGATTGCGGCCTCTCTCTTTGCGATTCACGCGCTGATGATTGGGGCGTATAAGGCGCTTGCTCCGGAATGAGCATCTTGTGTGTTGCCTACAATCCGCTCAGCGAGCGACAAGGAGACGCAAATGGCATGTGGTGGATGCGCGAAGCGCAAGGCTGAGCGTGAGGCGAGGGCTGCGGCGAAGGCTGAGAAGCTAGCCGCTCAGCAGACAGCCCAACAGCAGAGCGTTCAGGCGTCAGCCTCGCAAGGCAAGTAGCCCTCCCTCAATGGAGGACTACGTCGAGATTGCAGGAGCAGGCAGGCTCAGGACGACGACTGCCGCCGATGTAGCTAGAGCGGTAGAGGCAAACCGTCCCGTAACGCCAGCCCCCAAGGCCATCACTGCTTCCGCATCTCGTATGAGCACGCGCTCGACGGATACGGCCTACTACCGCCGTATCTCGAGCCCCTGGCAGTACCGCGCGCTCTCCTACTACGACCAGATCGGGGAGGTGCGCTTTGCGAGCCAGTTCTACGCAAAGCTGCTCTCCCGGGTGCGCTTCTACCCGGCGCTCCTGGAGGAGGACGGCTCCACGACGCCGATAACGAGCGGCCCTCCCGTCGACCTCCTGAACAGGATTCAGGACCCCGGTGGGGGAAGGACCCAGATTCAGTACGACTACGGGCGGCTCATGTTCGTGACGGGGGAGGGGGCGTTGTTTGGCTCCTACCTCGACTCGGACAGAGAGCGCTGGAAGTTTCTCTGGAAGGACGAGCTCCAACCCCTAGGCGACGGTCTTTTCAGGCGGCTCAACGCTGACAAGACACCTTCCGACGAGGTCGGGGTGGCGTACCGAATGTGGACACCTCATCCTCGCCAGTCGGACGAGCCCGATTCTCCCTTGCGGCCCGTGTGGGAGATCTGCGAGGAACTCATCATCCTCACCCAGTCGGTGCGCGGTACTGCGGTGTCGCGTATGACGAACGGCCTGGTGACGTTGCCGCAGGAGTTGTCCTTCGGGCCGGCAGAGCCAATCGGGGACGAGGACGCGGAGAACAACCCCTTCCTCGCCGACTTCGCCGAGCACACGCAACAGCAGGTGGAGAATCCCGGTGCTCCCGAGTCGAAGATCCCGTTCCTGCTCGAGGGGCCGTACGAGTACCTCGATCGCATCAACTGGATCAAGATGCACGATCCCGCCACGGACTACATGGAGAAGGACTTGCGGGTGGAGGCGATCAAGCGGCTAGGGCTCTCGCTGGACTTCAACCCGGAATTCCTGCTCGGGATGACGGATGCCAACCACTGGACTGCGCTCCAGGTCGTCCACGACCAGTGGCGAACGCACGGCGTAGGGATCGCAAAGCGCTTCGGCAACGACGTGAACCAGGTCTATCTGAGGCCAGGCCTTGCAGAAGAGGGATACGCGGACTGGAAGCGCGTCGTCATCGACATGGACGACAGCCAGGTGGTTCTCTCACCGGACCGCACCCAGGACGCCGACCTTGCGTATGACCGGGGCCAGATCAACGACCCGGCCTACCTGGAGTTGAAGGGTCTGGAGCCGTCGATGGCTGCGAGCGAGCTCGACAAGAAGATCATGCTGGCGGTCAAGCTGCGAGAGCCTGGGTTCCTCAAGGGCACACCCTACGAGGTGGAAGTTCCTCAACCGGCTCCCGACCTTCCCGGACCTGACGCCTCCCCGAACGGAGCGTCCGATCCTTCAGCCGGTCCTCCCGCGCCGTCCAACGGGCGCACAGGCTCACGGCAGGAATCCCTAAGGGCTTCAGCGGAGATCCTCGGTGCCGCCAAGATGTCCCTGCGCCGTTGCAGAGAGGTGGCCGGCGCACGGCTCAGGCGTGCTCAGCAGAAATGCCCCGAGTGCCAGGAAGCCACCGACGGCAAGCCAAACGCCCTCGTAGCCTCAATTCTGGGGCCGGAGCAAGTGATGAGTCTCGGCATCAAGGACACGACAAAGCTTGTTCACGGCGGTGCCGATGGTCTCAAGGATGAACTCCTCGAGCAGGGCTGCGACCCCGTCCAGGCTGAATCCCTCAAGCAGATGCTGGAGTCCTACGCCGGAAAGACGCTCTTCGACCTTCGTCCAGGCCTTCCGGCAGGATTCGTAGCATCCGTAGAACGCGCCTTGGAGGTGCACGTATGAGTGCGACCGAGTTCGCAACATGGGAGGGGATGACCGCTGCGGCTGCACCGACCGCTCCTCCGCTTGATTTCTTCAACACCCCGGAGCCGGACACCGCGACTCCCATGACCTACGAGGACGACGGGCGCGTGTACGGGCACCCGGCGCTGTGGGGGTCATGCCACAGAGGATTCATGGGTGGCGCGTTCGAGCAGTGCGTGACGCCTCCGCGCTCCAAGACGGACTACGCCCAGTTCCACCTCGGTCACATCATCACCAAGGAGGGAGAGAGAGTTGCCATCGGAAAGATCACCTTCGATACCGACCACGCTCCACTCACTTCCGACGTTGTGGCTGCCTCCCGGCACTACGACAACACGGGGGCGGTCGGAGCCTACGTCAGAGCAATCAACGGAAGACTCGGCCCCTGGTTCTCGGGAGTCCTCAAGCCGGATCTTTCTCCCGAGGCACTTGTGTCACTCCGCGCCAACCCACTATCGGGGGACTGGCGGTCGCTGAATGGCAATCTCGAGATGGTGGCGGCCCTGGCCGTACCCGTTCCTGGTTTCCCAATCCCACAACTGGCCCTGTCAGCGGCGATTGAGGGCGGCGTGCAGGCGCTCATCCTCCCCGGCTACTGCGACTGCGAGGACGAAGCGGTAACTGCCGCCTACACGACTTCTCAGAAGCGTAAGAAGAAGACGCTCACACAGAGAATGATGACTGCGGCCGTTCTGACGGCGGAGCGTAGAAACGCTCTCCCCAAGTCAGCGTTTGCCCTGTCAGGGAGGCGTTACCCCATCCACGATCGCGCTCACGCTCGCAACGCACTGGCACGATCGTCGGGGAAGCCGGAGGCGGCGGCTGTCAGGCGGGCGGTCTGTCGGCGCTATCCGGACATGTGCTCATGAGTCTGCTCTACATCCTCATAGTGATTTTGGTGATCCTCGCGATCATCTACTTCGTTCGCAGGGTGTGATCCTTGCCCGAATTCAGGGACATCCATCGCGTGGAGACCTCCACCAAGCCCTCATTGATTCACTGGGGCTCCCGACCGAACTCTGTCTTCACAGCAGCGATCCTCCTGACCCTGGCTCTGGATATTGGAATTGCCTTCGCGATCTTCCTGACTGCACGCACGTTCTGGTAATCCAGGACGACGCTGTCGTCTGTCAGAACTTCGCGGGGGCAGTCGACACGATCTCGTTCTCCAACAAGGATGTCCCCGTCTGCCTCTTCCTCGGGGCGTATCCGGCTTCGACGGCTGTTCGGGCGCGCAGGGCGATGCAGGCAAAGCGCCGTTACGTCCACCTCGGGCCTACGTCGTTCGTTCCGCTCGTGGCCTGTCTGTGGCCCAAAGCCAAGGCGGAGGAGTTCCTGGAGTGGGGGCTGCACAACAAGACAACCCGAGCCGATGACGGGAATGCAGCGCGTTGGGCGCGGCAGACGAAGCAGGAAGTGCGCGTAACTGTCCCCTCGCTGGTGCAGCACAACGATTTCGTCCCTTCGGTCAAAGGTGGTCGCCAGCACAAGCCTGGAGCCGAATCGTGGAGACGGGCGGTATTCCTTGCAGGCGATGGGCTTGCGTATGAGTGGTGAGTTCCATCGCGAGCGTCTGCTACAAGAGGTGCGACGGCGAAAGCGCCATATGCGCTCAGCCCAGGCGGTCCATACAGGCCTCCGTTACGTGATGCAGGAATCCGTAAAGGAGAACCAATGGATCCGCTATTCCCCGAGGTCCCCGAGGACATCAGTGTCCTTTCGGATGAGGATCTCGAGAATCTTCTCAAGGAGCACCTCTCCGCCACTGCCCTGATCGAGGAACAGGACGAAGACTTCCTCAAGGGCGCGTCGGCAGAGGAGATCCTTGAAGCTCTGGAGGTTGGCGCGACTCAGGTCGAGGCCATCCGCGCAGAGCAGAGTGCACGCCTGGAGGCGCAGGAGAACTTCAACGCCGAGTTGGCCGCGAAGGTTGCCCGCGTCAAGGGCGAAGAGATCAAGGCCGAGGAAGACCCCGGTGATGAGGACGACG